CAGAAGTCAATAGCAGATGAGTGTCGAAGGATGTGGAGAGACAGAGATGTTGATAAAGATAGCAAGTGGTATGTCGGCATAACCTTTTGGTATCCATCAGTGCAGAACGATATCGATGGAGCGATCAAACCAACACTTGATGCACTACAGAAGATTGTGTTTGATGATGATAAGCAAGTGGTGCTATTGTTTGTCGAGAAGAAGAGAGATAAAAGTAATCCGAGAACAGAGATAGTATTAAGGAGAGTGCAATGAATAAGATAATAACAGGTGATGCTTTAACTGTGTTGGATGATGAAGAGGTATTACCCACAGACTATGTTGATTGTATTATAACATCACCACCATACTATAACCTCAGAGATTACAAGCATGATAAGCAGGTGGGACAAGAGGATAGTGTTGATAAATATGTGCAAAAACTATGCGAAATACTGGAGAAAAGCAAGAGAACACTGAAGAATACCGGAGTATTGTGGGTAAACATAGCGGATACATATAAGGATAAAGGATTGCAGATGGTGCCGGAGAGGTTTGCTATGGAGATGGTGAAGAGAGGATGGATACTGAGACAAGAAGTTATATGGGATAAGCCAAACCTCCAGCCAACAAGTAACAAAGACAGACTATGGAGCAACCATGAAAAGTTATACATGTTCACCCAGAAGAAACAATACTTCTTTCGCCAGCCAAGGGTGCCTCAACAAGAGTGTTCATTAAGAAGATACTTCGCCAAGAACCACATGGATAAGAGGTGTGACGAGGGCATCACAGGGCAGGAGGGTTACTCCTTTGCAGCATCAAGACAGGATGCTTTCTTTGCGAAGAACAGAGATAAGTTAAAGAGTAAAGACTTCGACTATGATGAGATGTTAAAGGGAGAGAATATGCTTACCCGCCCCTTGTTTAGTGTATGGAACATAAGCCCAAGCAAGAAGAAGGGGAAGAAACATTTCGCTTCATACCCAGAGAAACTCATTGAGGTTCCTCTGTTATCATCATCACCAGAGGGAGGTGTTGTATTGGATCCCTTCATGGGTTCAGGCACCACTGCTATTGTTGCGAAGAACAATGGAAGAAACTATGTTGGTATTGAGATCAACCCAGTGTATACCCGTATCGCAGAGGAGAGGATTATGGTTGAGACAAGAGAAGATAAAAAGGTTAAGACTGTTAGTGAAGAGAAGAGCATTACATACAATGAGAGTAAGGTGAGATAAGAGATAGTATAAGATACAGTAAGGGTAAGGTTAACATCACACACAGTAAGACTAATACTATTAACGACACTAAGGAAGCAAGCGGAAATGTACCATTTCCTTTACCCCCTTCGCACGGTTCCGTCAGTAGTGAGGGAGAGCACATTATGCACAGGTTTTACACAGATGAGACAGGGTTATCCGCAATCGAGACAGGAGTTATCACCAGCACACTTGGGTTATGCATAGCAGTCTTTGCATACTACTTCGGTGAGATGTTTAGCAGTTTGTTTTACACACTTGGTGATTGCATTAACATGGGCTTCGAGCCAGAGTGTTACTCAATACATAACAATCACTTCGACACACCCGACTTGCAAGGCACACCAGCATGGTGGCCGCACTCATGAGGAAGTGGAGGGATGCATCAGAGTTTGAAGGAGATTGGAGATACCTCTCAGTCGACACTTGGTTCCTTGATAAACTTAACACTCAGAGAGGATTGCATACAGATCCAGAGGATGAGATGATAGCGATGATTGATGGAGAAGACAGAGAGGAAGATGCAGGGCTTGGCTTCAGCATATGGGACTTAGCAAGTAAACACTTAACAGTTAAGGAGTTCGCTATTGTATGGGGTATCATGGTTGAGGGTAAATCCTTCAGAGCATTAGCCAAAGAGAGAGACAGAGCATTGGGCACCATAAGCAACACATACAGCGTTGCTCTTAAGAAGATGAAGCCCATACTGGTTGAGGCAATGCAACAAGCACAAGGCACCACACAAGGCTCGCATGAGCAAGGAGAAGAGATACCTCTTACTCCGAAGGAGGAAGACAATGGCTGCAAGTAAGTTATCAATAGCACTACGCACAGAAGACTTTGAGAAGTTATGCTGGGCATTAATGAAGGAACACATCAAGGCAAAGAAGAAAGGTGAGAAGTCATCTGTAGTGGATAACACTACCATACGCTCTGTGTTTAATGCATTAAAAGATATAGCAATAACAAAGCATAAGATTGAGGAAGCAAAGTTAAAGGTTGCACAGATAAGTAATACAGACATCAATGGTATACCTGATGGAGAGATAGTGGAACTGGCTAAGTGGTTGGGATAAAAGAGTTAGTCAAGGATGCCCACAAGTTTATCCCCAAGTTAAACATCACGGATAAGCGAGGGAAGAACATAAGGTTATACCCCAACGATGAGCAGACAGAGATACTACAGTCATTGCTTACAGGTGATGATACTTTAATCTTAAAGCCACGACAGATTGGTTCAACGACAATCATAGCAGCATACTTGTTCTGGGTATGGTATGCAGCAGAAGAGCCTGTTACGATAGCAGTGATGAGCCACAAGTTACAGAGCAGTAAGCATATCCTTGGTATCATGAAGAGATACTACAATAACTTACCCAGTAAGTTAAGATGTAAGTTAACCACAGAGAATACCACTGAACTATGTAAGGAGAACGGAGCAAAGATAATAGCAGTATCAGCAGAAGCAAAGGGTGGTATGAGATCGTTCACTGCTACACATCTGATGATAAGTGAGTATGCCTTTGCTGAACGGCCAGAAGAGATGTTATCAACAGCGATATCATCCATCAACGAAGGGCAACTAATCATTGAGAGCACAGCAAACTATTATGGTGACTGCTTGCATAATGAGATACAGAAGGCACAGGCTAATGAGGGAGGATGGAAGTTTCTTTTCTTTCCATGGAGCAGGCACAAGGAGTATTCATTAACACTACCGGATGACTTCCAGTTATCCCCAGAAGAGAAGAAGATATCCACAAGATATACACTGACTAATGAACAGATGTATTGGAGAAGAAAGAAAGCACAGAGGTTGGGAGCCAACCAGTTCTGCAGAGAGTATCCCTTAACTATAGCAGAGGCTTATACACAGGGTGCTGATGCATACTTTACAGAGGATGACTTACAGTATACCCAATCCATACCATCCGCTACAGATAGCGAGATACTTTATTTACAGAAGCCCATAAGAGGGCACAAGTATTCCATCGGTGTTGATGTATCAGCAGGTGTCGGTAAAGACTACAGTGCATTAACTGTATTTGATAAGTCAACATACAACACAGTCTGCATATACAGAACCAACACAGATAGCACAGCCAAGTTCTCAGAGACACTGCATCACATAGCAACTGAATACAATAAGGCAAAGGTTCTTATCGAGAGCAACAACATGGGTGTTGCATTGTTAACAGAGATGAGACATAAAGGCTACACAAACTTATGGTGTGATGAGAATAATAAAGATTGGTTAACCACCATCAAGACAAAGCCTCTCATCTTTGAAGCACTAAAAGAAACATTGAGCCAAGGTGTGATAACCCTGCTCGATGACTTAACACTATCAGAACTCAGAGCCTTCGTTGTTGATCACAAAGGCAGGCTTGAGATAGCACACGGGGCAAGAGGGCATGGCGATACAGTCATCGCATTGGCTCTCGGCTTGCATTGCCTCGCATCAGTAAGCAACCCTCGTCAAGAGTTCTTGCCTGCTTGGATAAAAAAGAAGCGAGCAGAACAAATCAGAAATGCAGGAGCCTTTAAAGGGCTATCACTGCAAGGATAACAACCAACCATTAATGGAGACAACATGACCAAAATAAAAGAAATCTTTGAGCGCTACCATGTTAGCGTAACAATCGTCGGAACAGCCTTGGTGCTTTCCACAATCTTCGGAGAGTGCTCTTACGACTACGATACACAGGAAGTCGAGGTGAGCCCAGATGTATCTGGTATCATTGAAGGAAGCAAACAAGTCATCGATGATGTAAAGAAATAAGGAACACCACCATGCCCACGCAATCAGATACAATCAACCTTATCACCGCTGTGCTCACCGAGCATACTGAGTATTGGAAATCGCAGATGGCGACAATGAAGAGGTTGCGACAAGCATACCTTACGAAGTTCTGGGAGGGAGCAGATACAGCACCTGAGATGCTTCAGATTGAAACAGCAGATGCTTACTCGTTTATCGAGAGTTTCATTGCTGCCCTGTTCAGTAAAGCCCCTGCTATTGAAGTTGATAGCAACAGGGTTCCCACTGACGAGAAGGCTATTGTTAAAGAAGTAACGAACAACTTTCTTTATCATCAGCGTAAAGCGATTGAGAACGCTACTCGTAATGCCCTCATATACCCAATGAGTTTTCTTAAGATGGCTCCCCAAGAGAGTGATGATCCACTCAACAGGGTAAGGGTTAAAGCCTGTGTGCCTTGGGATATCATTGTCGACAGGGAAGCAGATGATTGGGAAAGCCAGCGTTGGGTTGGGCATCGTTACTTCATCACCATGACTGAAGCCAGAGAAAGATATGGCGCAAAGAAGTTTAACTCAGTTCGTAAAGAAGATTACTTTAACGACAGGCAGTCATCAGATAGCGACATACCATCATCCCATGAGTTCATCGAAGTCGTTGAGTTTTACGACTTGCAAGCAAACAAGTTATACATTTACTCCCCCAACTATGGGCTCGGTGATAAACTACTGCAGACATCCGACATACCATTGAGCACTTATGACGGGCAACCTTTGGTTGCAATAGCCCCGCTATACTATGCACAGGTGCCTGATAAGCCACTTGAGGGATACTCAACCTTGGCTCGCGTATACTCGCAGTTGTTTGAAAAAAATGTTTTGAGAACTTTCTGGGCTAATGCTGTTCGTCGAGACAGCCGGCAATACATCGTTAAGGAAGGTGTGATTGATGAGGATGCATTGGCTAAGATAACCGCAGGTGTTGATGGAGCCATCATCCCTGTTGATACAGAGAACATCGCTGGTATCATCCAACCTGTTCCAGTAACACCACTATCATCCAACCACGACAGATACCTCAACTACATTGAGACAGATATTAATCGTGGTTCAATCCTTGCTCCCTTCGCTAAAGGTGAAGCAACCAAGGCGACTGCAACAGAGATTACAGCATTGGCTCAATACTCTGCTTCAGAGATCGGGCGGATGGCTCGCGAAAGAGATGAGGCTATTGAAAGGATAGCAACAATATTTACAAGGATGTTGAGTGTTCTTGTTGAAGAGAACGAGAAACCTGTCGTGGTTGTTAACGGGAAACCTCAGTTCTTAACACAAGACATGCTCGATAATCCTTTCAGGTTCGCTGCTTTGGATCAAGCGAACACACCTCTGAGCGAGGTGATTAAATCACAGCGGCTCGTCGAGTTGGTTCCGCTCCTTACACAGTTGGGGGTTCAGCCCAATGTGATAAGAGACGAGGTTGTGAGGGCGTTTGACTTGCCTGAAGGTTTCAAGTCAGACAATGATCCAGAGCCCCAGCCAGATGCGAAGGTGCGTTCATCACCGAGCGACCTTCCTTCTGGCCCAACGGGGCAAGCACCATCAGAGGCTCTTGCACAAGAGTTGGTTGCTGGAGCAAGAACTATACCGCTGGCGACAGCATAACAAATAAAGGATTACTATTATGGGAAAGAAGATTGAAGAAGTAAAGGTTGTCGGGGTTGAGGAACTGCTCTCGCTGCTTGCAGAGGTGGTTGAGACACGACATCAGGAGCACGACGAGCATGTGGAAGATCGTCTTTACGGCAAAGGGCCGCATCCAGAACTCCGCATCATTGGTGAAGATGAAGAAGAACTGCTTGAGGCAGATATCTCCTTGGCTTCTGTTGATGTTGAAACTCCCCCACTGGCTCGCAAGTTGTTGGCTGATGCAGGTGTTATCGGGGAGAAGCCTCACGGCATCTGGCCCTTTGATGAGATGGAAGCAGTTCGCCATCCTTGGAAAGAGCAGGAAAAACTGAACGATGCGCAGAAGGCAGCCATCTCCATCTTGGAAGATTTGCTTGAGACTGGCGACGAAAGTTTGATTGCGGAACTCAAGAAGATGATTGATGCAGCCGGCTCACAAAAGAAAGCGAGCCAGCACAAGATTGATGCTATCACAGGTGCGAGCACCGTTGAGCAACGACAGAAGGCAATGCAAGAGTAATGCCGATATATGTTTTCCGCTGTGAGAAATGCGACGAAGAAAAAGAGAAACTACAGAAAGTCGATGCACCTTTCCCCAAGTGTGAGAAGTGCGGAGGCGATACTTACAAAGCCATCGTTGCCTCAAACTTCGCCCTTAAAGGCGAAGGCTGGTATAAAGATGGATACCAAAAGAGAGGAAGATAAATGCCGATGTTTGATTATGACTGCAGCCATTGCACCCATACCACCGAAGAACTATTTAAAGTGAACCATGAAATCCCACAGAACATCGAGTGCGAAGTCTGTGGATCAATCTCATATAAAGCCATCCCGATGATTGCGAGAACCGCAGGAGCATGGGCAGAGCAGACATCAGAGACAGGAGCCTTCTGGAGTGTGCCTCTTGGATGCAATGTATCTGGGCAAGGGCAGGAAGAGCGGATAGCAAGAAGCCGAGGATTGGTTCCGGAAAGCCAACTTGGTAAGCACTTCATCGACGATTGGACAGAGAACCGCAAGAAAGAAATCAAAGTTGAGAACGCGGAGACTGCCCGTTATCAGGCAAACCTTGTGGAAGCAAGGAAGAACTGCAGAGGCGATGATGCTGCAGCCAAGGTTGAAGCAGTATCAAAAACATTTACCGCAAGCGATATGCTTGCAAAGGATTAATATTATGCCCGAAACAACACCAACATCGGCGATGGGCTTGGAACTTGAGGGTTTCGAGCAAGACTTCGCTCAGACAGCAGGAGCGGCAGATGCCGCAGCAGACGACATGTTTGCTGAAATGTCTCCTCAAGGAAACTTTACAACCAAAGGATTGAACGCATTGGTTAAATCAATCAATCGTATTCACGACATCTTTGAGATTGAAGAGGATTATCCAGAGTTCTCAGCCGATGCAACCGAACTCCCGCAAGAGTTTATGCGAGAGATTACAATGGTTAAGGCAGCGGCAGATGATGCTATCGCAGCAGGAAAGGTTGATGAAGACAAAGCAGTCACACTTGATGGTATCGCAGATGATACCGACTTGATGATGCTCGCAGGCTCAGTCAACTCCCTCGCAACCGACAAAGGTTTTAAAGCCTTTCTTAAAGAAGCACCACCGGAAGGCGAAGCGATTGAAACAGTCGACGCACCACCACCCAGTTTACCCCAAGCATCAGAAGAAGATACAGATAAACTGTTTCTTGATCGCTTATAACCCACAAAGGAAAATAACATGGAAAACATCATAAATGATACTCCAGCCCCAGAAACAGCCCCAGAAGGCACAGCAACCGTCTCAACGAGTGCAGACACCTCCGGAGCCACAGAAGCAGCAGAAACCCCCACAGAGAGCACAGGAGAGCAAACTGACGCATTGTCTGCAGCGCTGAACCAGTTCATCGGTGAAGTTGGTGAAGATGCTATCTCGATTGAAGCACTTGCTGCAGCGGATTTTGGCGAAGATGAAATAATGTCGGGAACCCACAAGGGCTTACCACACTATGACGAAATCCTCAGACACCTTCCGGAGAACGGAAAGAAACTTATTCAGAACCTTCGCAGCAACTATACCCAGAAGACACAGGTTATTGCTGAGATGAAGAAGGAACTTGAAGCAGAGCGCATGAAGTTCCATGCTCAAAGAAAACTTTTAACAGAGAGCGAGTTCGCAAAAGAGATGGAGCGACTTGCTGCAGATGATACCAAGCATGATGTTTGGGATGAAGAAGGCAGACGAAAGCATATCGAGCAAGAGACAGCCAAGCGGCTAAATGAAATGCTTGCACCCCTCAAGCGAGAGGTTGCTCAACAGAAGCGAGAGTTGGAACTTAAAGATTTCAAAGCAAAGAACCCAGAGATTGTTGAGCCAGAGGTTCGCGTCAAGGTTGCTCGCCTTCTCTTGGATCGCCCCAACCTTTCATTGGAAGATGCTTACTTCATCACCAAGGCACAGATGACGACTGAAGAGAACACCCGCTTAACAGAGCGGATGAAAGCCAAGAGGCAAGCATCAAGGCAGGCTCTTGCTGCAACAAGCACAGGCAGAAATGTTAACACCTCAAAGGTTCCAAAGTTTAAAGATGCTTGGGCGGCTTACCAATATCACAAATCTCAGACGGATAAAATCTGATATCGACTAAAGTCGAACGGATCCGTCAGTAATGAGAGGGTGTGTTTTATCTCCCCTCTCGTCGTATTAAACTCCGCAAGGAACCCTTAATCCGAGCCAAAAAAAAAGAGATATCAACTCGCATTGAGAACCTGAAACACACCAAAACTAACATACCATTTAACATAAGGATAAAATAAAATGGCTTCAAATGATCTTTTATCCAGCACCTTGTTCAGTATCCGCGATAGCGAAGTTGACGAACTCTTTAAGAAGACGGCTTTCCTCGACTATGCGAAGAAACTGGGTGGCTTGGAAACAGAGGATGGCGGTATTAAAATACAGCGACCTCTTTCAGTTGTTGATCACTCATCAATAACATCACTGGCGACTGGCTATGAGCCTGTCTCCCTCGCGGTATCGGATGTTCTCCGTCCCGCTATTTACGAGTGGGCTGACTTCGTTGCTCCAATCGTAATCACACAGAAAGAAGAAATGGAAAACAGCGGCGACAAAGCAATCGTAAAGATTGTCGAAGCCCGCATGAAATCTGTTATGGGCATGCTTCGTCGAGAAATCAACAAGCAAATCCTCGCAGGTAACTCCACAGTTCTTACTGGGCTAAACACACTCAACGGTGAAGCATCGGCAACGGGCTTCTTCGAGAACGGCGCTCCGACTGCTGCTGGGCAAACCAACACTGTTGGTGGCTTGGCTAAGAATACGCTTAATGTTCGCGGCTGGTTTAACCAGCGGTTTACATGCCCCACAAACTTCTCAACAGATGGTTTGGCGGGTATGGCTGAACTTTACGCTAAGTCAAACAGCATCGCTCCAATGGGTGAAACGAAACTTATCATCGCTTCAGAAGCAGGTTTCGTCAACTACAAACGCGCACTTCAAGCAAGTGAGCGCTACATTGACGAGAAAACTCTTGATGGCGGCAGGATGTCTCTGGCTTATGCCGGCGCTTCTCTTGAGCAAGAAATCGATATGCCCATCAACGCCGGTGTCGGAACTGACGAATACTCAATGTATTTCCTCAACTTCGACGGCATTAAACTTGTTATGCACTCCCAAGGAGATTTCGCACTGAGCCCATTTGAGCACATCAGCGGAACGACTGCAAGAGCAGCACAACTATATTGGAAAGGGCAACTCATCGCTGACCATCTCGGTTCTTGCGGCGTTCTTGTCGATGGAGATACATACTAATGGCTACTAATACTATACTAAAATCAATGGAGACTACTCCAGTTGGCGAAGTTCAAAACTATCGTCAGACAGAAAAGTTCTTTGCTGGCGCAGGTGGTGTTGCCCTTGGTGACTTCGTTGCTTACGATTTCTCCAAGATTGACGCATCAGTTGCTAAGTTTGTCGTTAAGGCAGACTTGGGTGTTGTTACGGCTCAGATGTGTATCGGTGTTGCGCTAACCGCAGCCGCTGTTGGAGAGGAAGTTCAAGTTTGCACCAGAGGCATTTGCGAAGGTTTAACCCTCGCTGTCGCTGCTGCAGGTGATCCACTCTGTATCACTGGTACTGCCGGTGCTGCCGATACAGCAACTGCTGGTAATATTCACCCCGTTGTTGCTTACGCTAAGTCAGCATCAGTTGGAACTGGTATTCACACCGTTTTCATTATCGGAAACTAAAGCATACTTTTCACATAAGTAAACCACAGCCCTCCTTCCTTTTGGGAGGGGGGCTTTTTTTTATCAATAAGATATCCACAGGAGACACTCAATGGATCTCAAAACCCTTATCGCGCAAATCAAAAACATTAGCGACTATACGCCGGAACTGACTGCTTACGATAACCAACTTACAGACATCATTAATGATAGTTACTATTCCCTTTGGGCCGATAAGAGGTGGAACTTCGCAGAGAAGTTGAGCACCGTTAACTTTTATCCTGACTTGGATTATACCCGAACAAATAATACTACTTGCACCGTTGTCGACGGGCAAAGACTTGCGACATTTAGTGCCGCTATTCCCCTTTTTAACTCTCACCCAGAAATCTTTGAAGGCAATATCTTTCAATGGGAAGACAGAGAATACACCATCGTAAAGGTTATATCCTCACAACAACTTGCAGTTGCTGAACCAATCCGTTCAAGCACAGGTTTAGCGCTTACAACTTGGAAAACAAAAGTTCGCTATTATCGATTGCCCGAAGACTGCATCGAGATAATGAACTTATCTTACAGAGACAGCCCAGCCACTAATGGAAACTGGAGCGTGACTGGTAAGCAGCGAGCAATCTCGCCAAGACGAGAAGAAGAACTAAACTTACGAGAAGATTACACGGCTTCAGAAGCAGAGTGTTATGTTCCCGTTCCACCAACAGTCGTGCCTCCAGCAGAGAAACTATCAGTTGTTTGGAACCAGCATACCGCAAACAGCGGTGGTGGAGACTTACCAACCACTACATACTTCGAGTTGTGTTGGGCTGTTCAAGCACCTGATGGCTCTGTGGGCCCATTGTCTGAGCCTCTCAATACACTTTCCCCAGCGCCAGCACAACTTGGAAACAAGGTGTCGGCGACTGTATCATTTTTAACTTTCGATGATAAACCTTTCCAGAGTAAGAATACTGTTGGGCAGTATGCTGTTGTCGGTGGTATGAGATCTCTTGAAGGGCAAAGAAAAGTTATGTATTATAACTCAAACTTTAACCCAGCAACAGGCGAGAGATTGGGCCGCCCAGTATGGCGAAGGATACTCACAGGCTATCAAACCAATGTTACATCCCCAGTTTCAACTGCAGTTCAAGACGACATCCTGACTGCGGAAGATATCACCGCTACCTTGAGCCTCGTTAACTATAACGGATTGGATGGAGGTAACCCTCGCTATCGTGAGTGGGATGGTGTTTATCTTCGTATACGCCCTTACCCAAGAGTTG